CGCATGATTTGCTCAAATTCATCATCCTCTGGTGTCGCTGTCACAATCATCCTCCGCATTGAATAAAACATAAAAAATAGACCTACGCCAAACAAGACGTGGTTATGGATGACCCATCCATCCGCGAGGCAGACCACCCACGACAAAGCGTGGATGACCCCCCATTGAAAAGTATTAAAACGCATACTTGTTAGAACAGAGAACGTCGATGACAGTCTCAGTGCTGTAGCCATTGACATAGCGCTTGCCGTATATCACGCGGGCGCGTAAGCCAGCCTCTTGGCAGTCCTTGATGGCGTCAATCTGTTCACCGCGACTCAGCGGCTGAATGTTCTTGTCCATGATGAGGTTCTGCACTGTGACGTGCGGCTCCTTGTTTGACGAACAACCAACCAACGCGCCCACTGCGCAAACCAAAATAAAAATCTTTTTCATAGCGTTGCCTTTCCTTCTGCTCTGTTATTTGCTTGCTCTGTTCGCCAAATTTCGACACGCAACTCTGCGGCTGTGATGTCCCACTTCAACTTCTCCTCAATCTCAACTGCGGCCTTCAAGCCTATGAGCAACTCAACCATCTCAGGGTGGGCATAAGCCTCTCGCTCTTGCGCACCGATTGCGGTCTCCATACTCCGCTTCATCAAAATCCCTTTCAGGCTTTTACGGAACTGCTCAATGTAGGTACGCTCCGCCTTTGCTTTGGCAAACAACGCGGCGTGCTTCAGGATGTAGTCAACAGCCTTGTGCGGGTCTCTCTCTTCACTCATAAAACATTCCCCTTTTTGCTCGATTGATTGAGCGGTTGCGCTTGATGACCATGCCAATAAAAATTACAAGGCATATCCAAAACATGAATCCAGACATTGCCATGAACGTCCAAAAGAAATCTCCAAAAGTTTCAAACATTTACTCCTCCTTTTTTGGCATACAAAGCCAGTAGTACCACAATAAAAACCCACTGAAGAACCAAGCCGCAATTCCAGATACCATAAAAAACAAACCAAGGATGTTCAAAAATGTCGCCATCAGTCACCCCTCTTGTTTACGAAGTCTTCGCGTACCTCGACCATTGCCTGCGCTTGCTCGAAAGCCTCGTAGGCCACATCTATCTTTGACTTGCCCTTGGTTGGCTTCTGCATGAGGCCCATCAAAGCAAACATGGCGTAGATGTCAATCAAGTCTGGTTCTGTTTTCATTTGCGGCCCTTTTCTTTTTCTGCGAGGTAATGCATGACGTGGTCGTGCAATACGTCAATCAAAGGCGGCTCCCCTGTGAACAGGAAGTACACCACCACCAACGAAATAATCCAATTCATTCCATCCCCTCTATGGTCACCTTGACCATGCCACCGACCTCGTCTGCCCAATAGATTCGCAAGTCAGCAATCAGGGCGTCGTCCTCCATAACCCCAGCGGAGGTCATGGCATCCAAAAGAGCCTTCAGCAAGTTATCCAAATCGCGACGACGACGGTCTGGGCGGAACGCCTCAATCTCCACCTTCACCGCATAGTCGATGTGCTTGGCGGCACGTTGAATCAGCACTTGGTCAGCGACAGCCTTGCGGTACTCGCGACCCTTTGCACTGATGATGGTGCGACCATTGAAGTTACGCCAATAAGTGTTGACCGTTGGAGGCCAAGGAAGTGTTAGTTCAATCATTGGCGTTGTGCTGGTATGCGGTTAAGAATGTCATTGGCAAGTGGCGAGTTGAAGTTCTCGTCGTCCTCTTTGCCAGCCAGCTTTGCCTCATAAGCAAAAGCCATCTCAGCGCAAGCCTGACGCTCCATGAACATGGCTTGCTTGGTTGTTTGAATTGCCACAGCCATGATTTCAGCCTTCGCTTCGCTCAACGCCTTGTTGAACTCGTCTTGCGTAAAGAACGCTTGACCTTGCGACAGTAAGTTTTTTTCAAAGTTCATTTCCATTCTCCATCTTTGCCTCGGTTGCCTTTAATCCATTGTTCTCTAACATCTTTTTCAAGATTCGATTCGGGGTGAAGTTCGTTCCACCCTTTCTGATACCGCCCACTACTGTTAACGTAACCGTTGAGCCAACGGTATGCGCCATCGCGACTTTTAATGCGCATCTTGATGACCTCCCGAACGAGACAACGGTACATATGCTCACGCTCTCTAGTTTTTTCGTCTTCGGCATTCAAAACCTTCCTCCGTTGTCAAAAGACATCGGCACTGAGTCGTGATACTCGACAAACTGTTGACTGTCTTTGTGATACCAAAGCGAGTACCAGTCCTCAGCTTCGCCGTTGCGTTGCTTCTCGCACATTAGGTAAGCGTCTGGAATCATTACGTCAACTGAGCCGTTTTGTGCGTCGTGTTCCTTTTTCTTGTTGCGCCACACCATCAAGACGTTGTCCACTTGGTCACTGATAGAGCCTGAGCCTTTGATGTCGTTCTTGTTGGGTTTGATTTCCTCGCTCTGCAATTTGCGGATGTGATGAATCAAATGCACATGGATGTTGTGGTCACGAGCAAGGGATGTGATTTCGTCAACGAACATCTTTTGCGCGTTGTAGTCATCCTCACCAGACACACACTTCATGAGTGAGTCAATGAAGATGTGTTGAACACCCAACTCCACCGCGCTGTAACGTGAGACAGCAATTACCTGTTGGGCGGTCACTGTGCCTTGTTGGTCATATAGCCACATCTCATCGCCTGCGTAACCCCTCATGCGGTCAAACAAGTTGGTCAAGTAGCGTGCCTTTTCTACATACCGTGGAGCCTCAATGTTTTCGCCAGAAAATTGGCGGAGCATACGGTACAGCGTGCGCTTAGGCTTCATCTCAAACGATGCAATCATCACCTTCTGCTTTTGCTTGATGAGGTCAAGGGCAATCATGCCTGTGACCATGCTCTTGCCGCCGCCGTTGCCACCTGCGTAAAGGGTGACCTCGCCGGGTCGGTACTGAAAGCCATGATGCGTCTTAGCCCACGGCATAGTTTGGAAATTCTCAACGACTGGGCTTGCCAATTCCTCTTCAAGTTCATCCAAAAACTCATGGGTCTTGCGAACCTTCTGAGCCACATCGTTGGCCTTGAGGTACTTCTCAAAGTCCACCTCATCAGGACGAACGATACGAATTCGACGAGCCTCGTCTAATTCCTGCGCTCTCTTTTGCACGTCAGACGTTTGCATATTTCACTGCCTCCTCAATTCGCTGTTGTGATAATTTCATTCGCTCTCTGTCGCCTTCGCTCAACTTCTTGCCTTGACTCAAGTCGTAGGCACAGATGGAAACCACCAACGCCTCAAACGAGATGATTCGCATCAAGTCGCTGGCGTAGAACGATGGCTTCATACTCTTCTTGCCTTCGACTGGGTAGTCGCGGCGCTTGTCGTCTGGCGGGAACAAGTCGGTCATATCCATGCCCAACGCCTGCACCACGCTCAACGTCTCGCAACCAGCAAAGCAGTGAATCAAGACTCGACCGTCGTCAGCCTCGCGGATGGCAAGTGATGGCCCCTTGTCGTTGTGCGCTGGACAGCAGGCAGTCCAAGAACCATTGCGGCCCTTGACTTTGGTCAGCATTCCCAACATACGCTCGACTGGGGTCATATCACCCTCCGACCTACGGCTGGCGTGCCTGCATCATCTTCCCAACGACGTTGGTTGATGTACGTCAGCGGTGCTGGCTCGTAGCCGCCAGTCCACTGCTCGGACACCTTCAGGATGTTGACCTGAGCAATGATGGCATCAGCCACAGAATCCAAACCGCCCTTGACCCACTTCTTCTGACACTCGGACTTTGCGACCTTGCGTTTCGATGAGGGCCATGCGTTCCAAAACTCGTCGAATCTCGACGATGTATTTATATTCTTCTTCTGTATCTGTATCTTCTTAGGGTTATCTTTCGGTTTCGATTCGGTTTCCGATTCGGTTTTCTTCGGCCTGCCGCCTCGCTTTCCAAGCTGTCGATTATTCTCAACTTGGTGTTGATACTTCAAAACCTCAGCATGACAACGATTGTTGAAATAGCCTTCTTCGGTACGTTCAAAGAACTCACCTAAAACCGACTCGGTTATGTCCAAATCAAGACGAATCTTGCGGGCCACAGCCTCGTGGTCAAGCGGAATCATCTTCTCGCTCATGTAGTAAAGGTCAAGCAGGCGTCGGTACGCCAAGTCCTCAGCATCACTGAGGTGAACAGTGTGCGTGAGGTAGTCACCGATGTGAAATTTGTACCATATCATTTCGCTGTCTTTCCAAATATGTCGGGCCGAAGTTCAGCCCTCTTCACTTTCCTACCTGTGTGCAACTCGATGTCCCGTGCGAGTTCTGGGCTAGGTAGTTGTCGCCCACTGATTACCAAAGAAAACCACGTCTTGCTGATGCCCAGCTTGCGGGCCAACGCAATCTTCGTCCCCCTCGGTTTGTCTGAAAAATACTCTTGAAGTGTCATCGTAACCCTTTCTTGGTTAAGCGGATGTTACACCAAAAAAAATTATTGTGCAACACCAGATTAAACATGATACACTACACCCAGTTTAATTTGAAAGCGAACCATGAGGAACGAAAGTGAGATGCACCAGCTTATGCTGGAAAGAATGCAAATGCTTGAGGAGGCTCTTAGACGGGGCATCGCAGGCATTGCTACCGAGGACGATTGGGTACTCATCTGCGCTGAATGCGGGATGTCCAAGAGTTCAATTTTGACTGAAGAAACTAGGAGCGAATGATGGCTTTAATAGCGAAAGAAAGCGGCGGCGGCGGTGGTGAATTTACCCCTGTCCCCCAAGGAATGCACCTTGCACGGTGCTACCGAGTCATTGACTTGGGAACCCAAGAATCGACATACCTTGGCACGGTTAAAAAACTGCCCAAGGTGATGTTGCAATTCGAGGTGCATGGCGAAGACGACGCGGGAAAGCCCATCGTCACAGCCAAGGGAGAGCCAATGTCCATCAGCAAGAACTTTACGCTCTCGTTGGCGGAGATGGCAACCCTACGCAAAGACCTGCAAACGTGGCGTGGACGCGAGTTCACCGCTGAAGAGTTGCGTGGCTTTGAACTCAAGAACGTGCTTGGCGCGTGGGCGATGATTTCGGTCATCAAAGCTATGGGCAACAACGGCAAGGAGTACACCAATATTGCCGCCATCATGTCTGTGCCACCCGCAATCAAGAAGGCTGGTATGCCTGAAGGTCACAACGAGTTGAAGATGTTCTCCATCGACGAGCCTGACATGACGCTGTTTGACAGCTTCAGCAACGGCCTGAAGGAGAAGATTGGCAAGTCGCCAGAGTGGCAAGCACGAGGCGGTTCAAGCGCTCCAGCGCCCGCTAAAACCCCGTCAAGTGGGTTCGACGACATGGACGACGATATTCCTTTTTAAACAACTTGGAGAGTGGCAATGAAATTTCAAATCGCAATCATCAGCATCGCAACCGTATTGGGCCTCGCCGCCTGCGGGAAACAAGAGGTGTCCTTCAATTCGCTTGAGGAGGCCAAAGGCACAGCACGCGACAACGCAATGTTCAACGCACAGCGTTACCGCCAAGAGAACGTCCTGTACAAGGGCTGGGACATCATCGGTCGCGGCGACTCAACTCAGGACAATGCCTGCCCTCAAGGCGACGGCTGGGCCACGATGGAGTTCGTTAACCCAGAGAAAAGCAAACTGGTCAAGGTGAAGTGTTCCACCGTGTCTGGCAACACTGGATGCTTGGAAGACGCAGACTTCAAATCGAAGCCCTACGCCGCTGACGATGGTCACTGCCAAGCAACGACCAAAGTCCCCTACCCACTGCCTAAGATTGCAAAATGAACGCCGTAGGCATCTTTGCTGGTCGTGGCGATGTGCTGGTGGCAATGTTGCTGGCGCTCGTCATTGGTGTGTGGATGGGCTGGCAGTTGCGAAGAGCAATTGCTTGGCTTGAGTCAAAACGCACCAAGACGTAATGAGGCTGATGCGTAACCAAAACGCGGCGCACATTGATTTCTTTCAGTTCAAAGGAATGATTGAAACCAATCCAAAGGCGACGCCCTGCGACATCGACATGATTTTTGAACGCAAGTGCAAATTCTTTGTCGGTGAATGGAAGCGGGAAGGTGAAAGCATCAGCCAAGGACAGGGGTTGCTTCTGCGCAATCTGGCAAGGCAACCCCAGTTCACCGTGGTCATCATCCAAGGCAACACGGATGGCGACATGGTGGTTGATAGGTTTGAGCAACTTTGCTCAGACGGACGTTTCAGGGTACGCGGCAAATCTGTTGACGACCTCAAAAAATTTGTTACGCGTTGGTACAACTGGGCGGACGCCCAAGAATTTCAATAAGGACGATATGGGCTATCTCATTGGACTCACTTGTTTTTTTGCGTGGCTCACGCACATCTTCACTTGCTTCGCACAGGGCTTGTGGGGCTTCCTCGTAGCTGGCGCAATCATGTTCCCCATTGGGGTTTTGCACGGCTTTTATCTCTGGTTCAAATAAGGAAAATCATGGCAACAAACACTCGCATCTACATCGTTGGCTCTTTGGATGGCATTATCCGCCTTGTCCGCGCCTCCACTCCACATCAAGCCATCAGCCACGTTGCTCACTCGCAGTTCACCGTTCGCGTACCTACGCAAGATGAATTGGTTGGCGCTGTGAGCAAAGGCGTCACCGTGGAGAACTACAAGGACGCCAACCAAACCGACCTTGACTTGGGAGAGGGCAAATGATTGAACGCAACGAAGCACAGTACGGAAACGCCATTCCTCGCGAGGAAGTAAAAAGCCTTTACCCAGAACAAAAGCGGATTGAAGACCCTTGGAGGCACCGCTCTAAGGGCATGGTTTGCGATACCTGCATTTGGTTTGTAGCCAAGGAGCGCACTACCTCTTTGGGTCTTTCCAATATTGGTCGTTGCCGCCGCCACGCCCCAACAATGGGTGGCTACCCAGTGGTCTACATGACCGACTGGTGCGGCGACCACCGCATTGACGAAAACAAAGTTTAAGGAGAATTGCATGAGTATCGTCACCCCAGCAATCCGCGCAAGCGAGAGCAATCATTGGTACACCCGCGACGGTGCGCCACAGTACACGGTAGAGGCCAAGAAGGGCGGACAACGCAATACTACCCTTCGCGATGCCCGCACAATGAACTTGGTTCCAAGTGTCACTACAATTCTGAATGTTGCGGCAAAACCCGCGCTGACCGCTTGGCTTCAGCAACAGGTGCTACTCGCCGCACTTACCCTTCCCCGACGCCCCGATGAGCCTGAAAAAGAGTACGTTGAACGAATTATCAGCGACTCCAAAGAACAAGGCCGCTCTGCGGCGGACGCGGGAACAGACATCCATGCATCCATTCAGGGCTTTTATGAAGACAGACCAACAGGAAAACACCAACAGAGTGTTGACGCCTGCTCCAAGGCAATCAAAGAACACTTCGGAGACCAAATTTGGATTTCCGAACGCTCATTCGCACACGATGCGGGTTTTGGCGGTAAGTGCGACTTATTTTGCGCTGGCTCCTCTAATGTCGTCATTGACATCAAAACCAAAGAGTTCACCGACCCCGCAAAGGTTGATGGATACGACGAACACCTCATGCAACTCGCGGCTTATCGAGTTGGTCTAGGTATCCCTCAAGCACGCGCCGCCAACGTCTTTGTGTCTCGTAGCGTCCCCGACCTCGTCGTGGTTCGCGAGTGGAGCGCAGAAGACCTAGACCGTGGTTGGGAGATGTTCCTGCACCTGCTCCAATTTTGGCAAATCAAAAATTCACACAAGTAAGGAGAGAAAAATGTTAAGCGAAGAAACAGTCAAACAAATCTTTTTTCAAAGCGACCGACCACGCAAAGACCCGCTGTTGGCGGACGAAGTGGACATCCTCCAGTTCGCCCAAAACATTGAGGCGTATGTAGCTGTAGAGTGCGCCCGCAAGGAACACACTCGTTGCGTCGAGATTGTCAAAGAGATGAACCGCGCAGTTGGCGAGAAGTTGGAAACGCTTCGACCTGCATAAAAAAGCCCCCCGATTAAGGGGGGCAAAAGGAGAGTGGCAACTACTCCTGAAATCACTCTTCGGGCGGACGGTCTTTTAACAGACGTCTGCCCAATTCATATCCGCCAAGACCCAGACCGCCAAGTACACCAGCGCCTCGTACCTTGGTCAGCTTCTTGCCCGCTGGAGGAACCATAGCCGCAGTAGCCGCGCCAGCCTCCAAAGCCTTCAAAACAGCCTCGCTGGTGTCTCCAGCCTTGTATCGAGCCAATGCGTCTTGGTAACTCATCACGCCAAGGTAGCCAGTCGCACCACCAACAACCGTCCTTGGCAGAGCGCCCATCTTGGCAGAGCCTGCTCCCGCGTTTTGTAGAACTCGCCCTGCGGCATTTGGTTGAGCCTGCGCACGCGACAACTTACGGGCGGCAATCTCTGCATCGGTTTCGGCTTTGGTGAGCGCACGTTTCAACGGGGTCGTGCTTTTCACTTGTCCAGTGAGAATGTTGTGTTCTTGACCAGCTTGCGCACGCTGTTGACGAATGCGCTCCAACTCGGCCTCTTGAGCGAGTCGCTGTTGCTCCATCAAGCGGGCCTGAGTCTCTTGCTGAATGCGAGACTCTTCTGCCCTACGCGCCAACTCTGCTTGGTTTTGCTTGGAGACGCGCTCCTCGTCGGCTTGGCGCTCTGCAACCGTTGCGGGAGGCAGTGCCAATTGGACGCCGCCCTCGGTGCGGGCCAGACCGTAGTCACTCAAGCCAAGGCCAGCCTGACGCTCACGCGCCGCCATGTCTGCGTCAATGATGGCTTGACCACCACGAGGATTGTCGCCGCGCATATTGAGTGCTTGATTGGCAACAACTTCAGGGACGCCTTCAGCCATTGAGTGAACCCAGTTCACTGCGCCGGGGTCGCCCGCCTTGGTGCGCGATGGAGCCTCAACTGGAGGGAATGGGGATGATGGCGCAGGCGGCTCAATCGTTGGCGCTGTTTTTGACAGACCCTTCAAACGAGCCTCAGCCAAGCGTTGTTCATTACGAAGGCGCTCAAGTTCCCCTTGGCTTTGTCTAAATGTGTCCTCAAGATTTTCAACACCTTGAGGAGCCACGCTCTCTAGATTGCGACGAGCCAAGTCCAACTTGTCTTGAGCGGTGAGGTTTGCCTCTTCGGCTCTACCTGTGTCGACCTTTACAGCCCGCTCTGGGTTGGTCATGGGAGGGAATAGCAGGTTGGCTATAGCGCCAGCGCCAGCACCGACGTCAGGGGCAGTGATGCCACCCTGTTGGTCTTCTGGGTTTGCTTGAGGCGGTTTGTTTTTTTCCACCTCTTCTTGCTCTCGCTTGAACTTGGAAGACTCAGACTCATACCCCTCAAAAGGGCTTCCTTCTTTTTGCGCCACGTCGCCATCTTCAGCGCCAGCATAAAAGTTGGATGTAATTTTGTGAGCGCCGCGAATTGCGTCTTCGTAGTTCTCAGCTTCAGCGTATGCGCCCTTGACGCCCGTGCGCAAGCCTTGCGCGTACTTGGCGATGTCGTCGCCAGCGTTGAGGGCTTTGGGGTACAGGCGTCGCATCATGTGTGCGTAGTAGTCCCCAAAAGCCTCTGGGCTTTCGAAGTTCACATAGTTGTCTTTGGACTTGGTCTTGTTGTCCACCGCTGAAGTGCCAGCGCCAGACATATCTTTGATGTTGCCAAAGTTAAAGTGGCCCGACATCTTGCGACCGTAGTCAGTCTCAACGCCCCATTGGGCCAACAACACCGAAGGTGACACGCCAATTTGCTTGCCAACTTGCGCGGCAATCGGGCTGTACTCCTCAGTGAACATTTTTACATGGTCATTCGCCATATCACTCCCCTTCGCGCTTCTTACGAATTACGCCAGTTTTTGGGTCTCGAATGTAGTTGGGAGGAACAGACGGGTCGGTTGATGGCAACGGGGTTGCTTGTGTTGCGGCTGGCTTTGCTGGCGCTGGCGAAGAAGCCGCAGGCGCGGATGCCGCAGGCGTCTTATCCTTCTTGCGTGGTGACAGCAAGTCCAAGTTGTCTTCACGCACACGGTCAAGCGTCTTGCGGTAATCGGACTTCAGTTTCTTGAAGTCCTCATCGACAAGAAAGTCGTTGTAGGTATAGCCAGACTGCTTGCTCTTTTGGTTCCACAACTTGAAGCGCTCTTCGTCAAACATACCCTGCATCTTGAGGGCGTCGGACTTCAGAATGATGGCGCGTTGACTGTCGGACGGCAACGCATAGATGCCGCCAAGCAGTTTGGTTTCGTAGTCAGACGTGGAGCCTTCGCCCGGCGTCCTGTTCAACTGACGACCACGCGACTGCAACTGTGCGCTCTTCTGCATGAACATCTGCAACGCAGTCAGGTCGTTGCCGCTGAGTTCGTATTGCTTGATGGTGCTGGCAGGCAAGTTGATGTTGAAGTTGCCAGCGTTCACACCCTCTTGCACAGCGCGAGAGACTGCGCCAGCAAGGCCGGGGCGGTTCATGATGTCAAACACCAACGGATTGTTCTTGGCATAGCCAATCATGTCGTTGGCGATGTTGCTGTTCTCAAACGCCGCCTCGGCTTGCAAGCCAAGACGTGAAGCCAACTTCTCAGCGGCTTCAGCGCGACCAGCCGCCGTCTTGGTTGCCGTCTCTTTTTCGGCTTCCATCTCTGATTGAGACTTGGCAGGGCTAATTGGAGTGGAGGCTTCTCCAGCTTTTGGAATCTTGCGACCACGAGCCTGCTCCGCCTCCAACCATCCCATGCTGTCATAGAAGTTGAGCAACTTGTTCTCATCACCATCGCTCAGATACTGACGAAGCGCGGCTTGGTACTGGGTGTACTCGGCCTGATTCATTTCGCGCTCGGTGCGACCGCCACGAGGAATAACCTTGCGGGTGGTCTTCTCCAACTTCTCACGCTCAATTCGGTTCTTCTCTTCACCCTCTTGAGCCGTGCGAATCTCTTTAAGCGTAGGCAACAGCTTTGGCGCAACGCGACTTGCCAACAACAGCACCTCGTCGGTAATTGGGATGCGGCCTTGACGCGCCGCAGTCAACACTTGCTCAGGCTGTGGAGCGGTAGCCACGTCCACGGGAGAAGCCGTGCCGGGGACTCGCAGACCGCCAGTAGGTGTAGCAACAGCACCGCCAGCAGGCGCAGGAGCGCCCCCAACTTTTGGCCCACCCATCAATTGGCTGATTAACTGGTCGCCGCCCAACTGTTGGCGGAAGTCCATTTCTTTTTGCGCAAGTTCGAGTTCCAGTTTTTGGTTCTCTTTCTCATGGAGCATTTCGCGTTCTGCGGCTGTCCCAGCGTTTTCTGCGGCGTAACTCAAAGACTCGCCAAAAGAGCCTGTCTTTGTTGGCTTTAAAAAGCCTGCGGCAGTCTGCATCAAGACAGGGTCAAAGAGCCTGTTCTTGCGCGAATCAAGACCTTCACGAAGGCGCACCAGTGCCGCGTTCATTGCTTCACGTTGTTCGCCAAGGTCGTCAATAACGGTTTCTTTTAACCCAGTCGGTTTTGACTTGGTTATCTCTTCGAGGTTCTCAGCCTGCACAGCGCTTGCGTCAAACTTACCGCCAGCTTGAACTGGTGCGGCGGGTCTTGCTTGAGCGGCGGAGGCTTGGCCTAAACCGCCTTGTGTTGGAATTGCCATTCTTTACCCCAGTAAGTTGCCATCGGCATCGTAAAAGTTTCCGTTGCCATCATGATATTCTGCGCCAGAAGGAGCCATGCCGCCATCGGCAAGGCGTACACCGCCACCGTTTGCTTTTTTGATTTCGCCGCCATCTTTGTTTTTCGGTTGCGGAGTACCGTACAAAGAAGCAACCAAAGAGCCAAGGCCAGCAATCTGCGACAGTGGGCTGTTGGAGTAACCTTCGGAGCCAGTCGACTGCGTGGTTGTACCCATCGGCATTTGATAGCCTTGGAGCAACTTAGCGAACTGCTGGGTCTGAGCCATTGGGTAGTCGAGCAACTTCTGGCCTTGAGCCTGCTGTTGAGCGCCGTAGTCGGACATGGTCTTGAGGCCAGCCACACCCAAACCTTGTTGGGCTTGACCCAAGTTCTCAAAGGCTTGCCCTGCATTCAGTGCGCGAGACAAATCTGTTTGAGCCTGCGTGCCTGCGGTTGTGTAGCCCTGTTGGAGCGCCTGCATCTGCTTGCCCAACAAGTCGGACTGGATGTCGCGCAAAGCGTTGCCAGTGACTTGAGACTGACGGCGTGAGCCAAACTGACCAGAGCCAACAGCCGCCGCGCCAAGGTTTGGCAGGATGTTTTCTTGGACGTTGCGGTTGGTCAATCGACCCATCTCATCCACCACACTTGATGTGTAGGGATTCATGTAGTCGGCAATGACGTCAGGGACGGTTGTAGCGCCCGCCTCGCCCAACAATTGAGAAGCCGCACCCATAGACCCAGCGCCAGAAAACGCGACGTCTGGGGCCATTTGGAAGGCTTGCTGTTGCAAAGGACTGAAGCCAGCAATACCGCCTTGTTGGACAGCGTTCTGGCCTAAGTTGGCAATGTCTTGCAGGTAGTTCGTGTAAAACTCTGGAGCCGACTGTTGGGCTTCCGTCGTCTTGGTAATCGCGGGTAGTGGGTCACCCTGAAATAAGCCAGCCATTATTTTGCTCCTTTGAGATACGAGGTCAACGCCTTGGTTTTAGGTGGGATTTTGTTGATGGGGGCAGAACGCTTGTGAGCGCGGATGCCCTCGCGGAACTTGTCCAAAGCCTGTGCGCCAGCCTTAGTTGAGCCATTGCCAATTTGAGCCACTGTCTCAGCGTCAATCACATATTCACCGTCTGCAAGCATAGCGGGGATGTCGTCAGACTGTCCATCGCCTTCTCCATGCACGGCAGAGCCTTGACGGAAGTCCATTCGACCTTGAGTCATTGGCACGTTAGAAACGTGAGGCAAGCCACCCTTACGCATTGGAGGAGCCATGCCCTGCTGTTGAGGCATCATGCCTTGCTGTGGCATTCCCTGTGGCGTTTGTTGCGCCATTTGAGGGGGTTGTTGCTGTGGCAATCCTTGTTGTTGCGCTTGTTGAGGCGGCTGTTGCTGACCAATCTGAGGCATCATTTCAGGCGGGTTCGTTGGGGGTTGCGGACGCATCCCCAAGTTTGCCAAGATGTCGGCAGGTTGTCCGAAGGTGTAGTAGGAGGCAACGGGGGTTGCCATCGAAGAGAGACCACCAGAGGCCATCGCTGGCACTTCTTCTTCGGCAGGAACTTCTTCGTAGCCGTAGTCGCCTTCATTCACGGGGTTGTAGCCCGGCGCGTTCAAGTTACGCAACAACTCTTCGTTCGGCACATACCCACCATCGTCTGTGCCGTATTGGTCGTAGCCCACAAAGTTTGTTGGGCCGATTCCAAAATCGGTTGTGCGTGGGTTAATGATGCCGACCTGCGACATATCCAAGCCTTGATTTTGCGCACCCGTGCCGCCACCAAAGTCGCCACCAAGCAAAGAGGCAATCAAAGCGCCAGCACCAGCCGCGCCTGCTGTTGTTCCAAGTGCGCCAGTAATGGTGTTGAGGAAGTCCGAGCCAAGAGTGTCTGGGGCTGTATCTTGGTTGCCCAAGACGTTCCCCAAAACTGGCTTCTTTGTTCCGCCGCCGACGTTGGTGATTTTGGTGGGCGTCGAAAGACCGCCACCTACGGGGATGTAATTCCCATTAGGGTCATAGACGGTCATGTTGCCATAGCCATCAGTGACGATGTAGTTGCCTTCTTCATCCATTGTGGTTTGGTAGGCGTCTGTTGTGTCGACAAGTTCACCGTCCGAGTCGAAAGTCATTGTGCTTCCGTCGTCAAACGTCTGGATGTATGAGCCATCGTCAAAGTATTGGACGCCGGGGGTTGGCGTAAAGTCAGTGCCGCCAGAAGTGGTCACCGCTTCTTCCCCATCATCCAACGTATCCGACAAAGATGTGTATGTGTTTCGAACATCTGGAGCGTCGCTGTACAGACTCAAATCACCAGTCAGCGATGGGTCGTCTTCTTCGCCGTAGTTGTAGCTTACGTTCTGCCAAGGTTGAACTTCTTCCGAAGTGTCGGAGTAGCCACCGTCCTCGAAGCGAGGCAAGCCGCCTTTTGTTTTTCGCTTAATAGCGCCGCCTTTTTTCACTTCGTAGTCTCCATAATCGTAGCTGTCGTAGTCTGTGTTGTCAGCCAACGTGTAGTCGGTATAGTCTGTGTCGTCTGTGTCGTCTGTGTAGTCTGTGTTGTCGGCATACAGAGAGTCATCATATGTAACGTCTTCCCCCTCTTGAGACCAAGTGCCATCATCAGCAAGCGTCCATATAGCGCCAGTGTCTGGGTCTTCATAGGTGTTGTCGGCATAAAGCGAATCATCGGATTCGCCTTCTTCAGCAACAGTTGTGTCGTCATAAACAGAGCCGTCAGCAGTTGAGTACAACTCATAAGTGCCGTCTTCGTTTTGTGTGTAGATGTTCCCGTCGTCATCTTGGAAATACTCTGCTTCAGAGCCTTCCGCAACAGTGGTGTCCTCACCGTCAATGGAATCATTTGAGTCAGCAGTTGTTCCACCGAGGCCGCGAGTCCCGCCGCCAGTAGTTTCGTCAGACGAATCGCCGCCTTCAGTAACGGTGGTATCAGCCTCAGCCTCCATGCCCGCTATGGTTCCATCGGAGTTGTAAGTTGTAACCATCCCATCTTCTGTGACCGTGTAAGTTCCGTCGCCGTTATCCACCGCGCCCTCTGGCGGCGTCCAAGACTCTTCAGAGTTTTTCACGCGGTCAAGTTCAGCCTGAACTTCTTCGTCGGTAAGAACCTTACTGGTAATAGGAGGCTTCGCTGTTCCTCCAGCAGGCGGCTTAGTAGTCCCGCCAGTAGGCGGCTTTGTTGTGCCGCCAGCGGCAGGTTTTGTTGTGCCACCAGTAGAAGGCTTAACGGTCGACCCAGAAGTGGTTGAGCCTGTTGAGCCACTCTTAACCACTGTGGGCTTGCCAGTAATCTTGTCAATCAGCAATTTTGTGCCAGCGCCAAGCGCCGCGCCCGTGAGCGCGTTCACAACCTTGTTGGTGGTTGAGTTCGTGTTGGTGGTTGGCTTTGTAACGGTAGGCTTTACAACAGACGTCGGTGTTGTCGTCTTCGTCGTTGGTGTTGTCGTAGTCTTTGTTGTGACCGCAGGTTTTGTTGTGGTCGTTGGTTTAGTTGTGACCGCAGGCTTAGTCGTAACCGCTGGCTTTGTCGTCAGCGGTTTTGTAGTTGTGGTTGGCTTTGTTGTTGCAGGCTTAGTTGTAGACGTCAGCGTTGGCTTTGTAGTCGTGCCATTCGTCAACACAGGTCGGTTTGTCGAAGTGCTTGGTGCAAGAGAGCCTGCTCCGCTGGATGAGCCGCCAGAGGATGTGATTGTGTTGGCCCCACCAGTTCCGCCTGCCGACGTGATAGACGGAGCGCGACCACCAGAAATGGATGGCGCATCTTCAGCGTTGCGAATGATGCTCCCCAACGGGGCGCGTTCAAGACCTCGCGCCTCTGGGAGTTGCTTGCTTGATGTTCGTTTTTTTAGAATCGCCATTTTTATCCTACCTTTTTCACCAATGAGGTCAAGCCTGCAATATTGCTAACAGGGCTTAGGTTTGCAGTGCTTGCCAAAGTTTTTGGAGGGGCAACTGTTGTTGGCTTCTTAACTGGGGTTGCTTTTTGAATTGGTATCAATTTAGCCACATCAACTTTTGCGGGGGGCGCAGACACTTTAGGCTTTGCGCTTGCCGTATTCAATCCGCCAACAGGCTTGACCGTTGCTGGCCTAGTTGTAGTTGGACGCTTTGGTTGAGTCAATGAGGACTTGAGCAAACTGCCAACCGTGGCAACCACAGGCTTTGTAATGTCTGTGGGCTTGAGACCCAAAGACGAAGCCATCTTGTCTTGAGGGGCTGTTGCTGATACCGCATTCAAACCACCTGTAGGCTGTTCTGCCGCTTTGTCTGTAGCCAATGTGCTGGTTAGAAGATTCTCAGAGACTGGAGCATCAGAGGCAACCACAGTCGCCTGCTCGTTTGCATCCAACACTGTTGGTAAGTTCTCAGACACTGACGCCAACGCGCCAGTTGGGGCAACGTCAACAACGTCAGCATCATCGGCTGTTGTTAAGTTCTCAGCAATGTCCACAACGTCGCTTGGCAAGCCTGTAGATGAAGCAGTCGACAAAACGTCATCAGAGGCTGTGTCTGTCGTTGAAAGCAAATCTTGGAAATCTTTTTCAGTCTCACCAGTTGGCGCTTGAGTTACCGTTGCGCTACTCACTGGTGCGGTTGAAGCGTCCGAAGTAACAGACGTGTCATTGCCAGATGAGGCGTTTAACGTGTCTTCCAAAATTTCAGCGGAATCAAATGTGCTGGCGCTTGCTGTTGTATCCACACCAATATCAGAAACTTGGACTTCTGAAACGATGGAGTTTGGAATGCCTGCGCCTGTAATGGTGGTGTCAATAGCCTCACCATCCTTGCTTTCTTCGTTCCACCCCAATGCGGCAGTATTGAACTGCTCGTCAATTGTTGAGTTGAGAGAGCGAGTCCCAGCATCAACGCCAGAGCCAATTGCGCTAGTTGTGAACGAAGTGGCGAAATCTCCGCGACCAGTGACTTCTGAGGTAACGCCAGCAGAAAACGCTTTCACTCCAGCGTTGAATGCGGATGTTGCGTCATTTAAATCAAAGCCGCTTTCCATTGCCAAGTCGACGATGTCTGGCTTGACGTAACTGGCGACTTCGCCAACGCCGCCCTGAACCATACCGCCAGTGAAACCACCAGCAAAACCATCATCAAAACTGCCACCCTTAATTTCGGCAACAGTACCATTGACCAAACCTTTGCTGATTGACTCGCTGGCGACTTGAGAGAACGTCTCATTAAGTCCAGCCTCAATGAAGGTAGAGGAAACAGTGGAAGAGATTGCGTTGCCAACCGAGGGGGCAAAGTAAGCCGTACCCATTGAAAGGGCGATGTCTTCAAGGTCTCCGCCCTTTGCGGCGGTAATAGCACCCATCGTGACAAATGGAGGAATGCCGACAGCCGCGCCAGCAACAGATAGCAGAACAGGAACGGGGTCGTCAATGACCGCTTGGACAACGTCGCCAACCTTTTCAACAACGTCACCAACTACCTCAACAACGTCCTCAACAACGTCGCCAACAGCTTCAAAGACATCGCCTACTGCGTCACCAACGTCTTCGACAAAATCTGCTACTGCTCCCATGATTATTCCCTTTCAGCCCGCTTTGGCCCAAGTTTTACCGTAACGCGGAACCCTTTTTTGGTTCTTTCGGCCTTGTAGCCCATTCCCTCTTGAGGAGGGTTGCGCGAAATCGCTTTAAAAATATTGAAAATTGTTGGGTCTTCAAACTCGCTTACGAGGACGTCAAATCCCATCTTGTAAGCGCCTTGGATGAAGGCGTAGGAGTTCTCTAGGTAGTTGCGGGCGGTGTCGGCATTCAATGCACGGAAGACGCCTGTGCGGCCTTGACCAACGTGGATGACGAAAAGAGTGTTGCCGTCGCGCACAAGCGATGTGCCGGGCATATTCATCTCTTTCACAAGCGCCGCATAGACAGTAGATGCTGGGTGTGGTGACTTAGTCTCCTGAGCCGCAATCATCACAATTGCATCTTGGCTCAGTTGTTTCTTTTTGCTGTCAACTAACATCACATCCCCTTAAAAATTGCGGCGGAGTAGATGTTTCCCATTCCTGCCGCCAAACTCATTATCAAGCCATCAGGCGGGGTTGTCGATTCCGAAAGGAATACCGAATCAGTTTCGGTTCGGTTCTCAATCGCAGGGACAAATCCAGCTTTGATGTCTTGCAGTAAAAGTAGCGTTTCCAGCAGTCCACTGCTACCCATCGTATGACCAATTTTTTGCTTATACGAGGTTGCAATGAATGCTTTTAGCGTTTGGGTCAAGGCGTTCTTTTCAGCCTTGTTGTTGGACGCAGTTCCAGTTCCGTGGGTTTTGACGATTTTAATCTCATCTGGGGAAATATTGCCATAGTGCATTGCGCCCTCCATAGCCTTAATGAACCCCTCGCCGTCCTCACATTGACCGATGGCATTGGTTGAGCGCTCCGACGCGCTGTATGCCCCAACCAAGCGGGCATGGGGCTTAATTTGTTGACGAGCCACCGCGTCGCGAGACTCAAACACCGCCAAAGCGGCTCCTTGACCCACTCGAAAGCCAAAGTTGGTCGAATCGAAAGCGGATGGCTTGATGCCCTCATCCTCTTGTTTTTGAGTCAAAACAGCCTTGGAGTCGCCAAAAAACTCCAAAACAGCGTTTGAGACGCCATCCTCAACCGTCAGCACAATGACGCGGTCGTAATCGTAGAAGTCGATGAGGTTGACCACATCCATCATCACCTTTAGGCTGGAGGCGCAGGCAGAGGCGTCTGTGGTGACCATATCCATGTCGCCGCAAGATTGGGCCACACGACCCGCATAGACCTGCGTGAGGGTGAAAGGCAGGAACTTGTAGGTGTAGGTCAGGCGCGAGTCATATGGGCGCTGTCCAATGCCTGCAAAGTGGGCGTTGCCACCAGCAAGGATGAAGGCCGTCTTGCCAACTGGGTTGTCTCGCAAGAACGTCAGCAACTCAGGGTCAAGGACTTTCTCCGCCAACTTATGGGGGACGTAGACCAAGCCAGACTTTGTGCGGTTGTAGGTCTCAGGGAACCAATTGACCTTTTGCGGGTAGATGATGTCGTCGAACAGTTCGACGTTGTTGGTGGAGGCTGTGCGGTAGTGTGTGAGATAAATCATTTGCACACCTCAGCAACTTCTTCCATTGACGTTGGCTCTTTGGTTTTATGAGCCATTACAAGGTCGTGAAGTTCCTGCACGGATTTTGGCGTCCACTCTTTGCTCACCTCGTCAGCGATGCCGTAGAGTTCATCAAAGTACATCAGCATGACCAAGCCGTCGAGGCTGTCCAAGCCGATGTCTTGGAATTGGTCTTCCATTGACTCTGCAATGGCTACCTTGACGTGCGCGGGTCGAGCGACCTTTGCCACATGGTTAAAAATTTCAATGAAGTTCATGTTGCCGTTTCCTCATAAGATTGATTGACTGCTCCGACCAGTGCTTGCGCCCAGTCCTGCCAGTTCTCATAGATGTAGGGGCCGGGAATGCCCTCGTTCACAAAGACGTCGATGGCTTTTAGCCCCGCCGCCCATTCCTTCCACGCCTCTTCGGGCGTGTTCATTGATAGCTGTTGCGCCGCATACGCCTCGACCATGAGGCTCGACCAAGAGTCCCATGTGTGATACCGAGGGTCGTATACGAGCGGAAGCGCCATATTAGCTTCCGTATGGTCGAGAGTCGCCCAAAGTAACCGTGAGCAAAACTTTACCCATTTGGTAATCGCCGCCTTGCACGTTGCTCTTGAATCGCAAGCGTATCTCGCGCCGTTGTTGGCGCATATCAATCTTGCCTGTGTTTGGAGAAAACACATAAGGGTCTGACGTCACATCAGTAGACTGAGCATATGGTCGACCAGTGACTTGGAATGTCATCTCTTCTTGTTGGATGAAGTCAGGTTCCACGCGCTCCAAGTTCACCCAGAAGTTTTCGCCAACAGGGGCGGTCTGCGCAGGGCCACCTGCAACAAAACCCAAATCGCTTGTCTCAAAGTAACTCTCGATGGCGTCCGCTGATTCAGCAATAACTTGGTCAGTGCCAATTTCGTGTTGCCACAAAATCACCTTGCCAGCCACAGTGTCAAAGTTTGCAGTCTCAACAGATGTTGCCGTTGCGTTTGCAGACAAAGTCAAACTCAAACCAGAGAATGAAATGGTTCCTGACACAGCGCCACTGTTTGCCACAGAAAGCGTAATCGTTGTTCCAACAATGTTGGTCACAATCGCGCCTGCACCAATGCCAGTGCCTGTGGCGGATTGATTCAGCACGATACCAGTTGCGCTACTGACAACGATGTCGCTTGACCCAGAAGAGCCTGTGGCTGTTGGCGACGCGGCGTTGGGTGTAATCAATGAAATTGAAGCGCCAGATGGGACGCTTGTGGAAACAACTTGTTGACCCACCGCCACCAAGTTGTTTGGTGCAATTGTGATTACTGCATTGGCATTTGTTGTTGAAATTGATGCAGTGAAAATAACTTCCTGCTCACTCAATGTTGCGCCAGCATTGATGGGGTAGTGAAACACTTGAGAGAAGTACCCAGCAGTGCGACGAGCGCCCAACGCGCCACCAGCGTCATACCAACAATCTTCGCGGACGTTGTAGATGATGGCATCGTTACACTCTTCTGAGTCTCCAGAAGGGAAGAACCACCAAATCTCACCAAAGCGAGGAACCTTGTTGACAAACACTTTTTGCTGTTGAGCGTAGTTGAGATTGTCAAAGAAGTAGTTTTGGTTGAATGTGTTTTTAATTTCCTTGACCACACCGTTGTACATCAAGAAGCGGTCAACACCAATCCAATAGTAGATGCCATCATATTCAATGACGCATTGGCTAGAAAGAATGGAAGATTGGCTTGAGATGATGTCATAGCGCCAATAGAAAGTCTGAGGGCTTCCAGCGACCGTTACGGTGGTTGGTGTGTAGGACACACGAATCAGTGAGTCAAGAGACCAAAACAATCCTGAAGGGGCGTTAGAGCCGCCTCGCACTGGCAAACCTTTGACAACCTTTGTTGAGGCCACGTTCGTCTCGTTGGCGTCTGCTCCGTTCCAATCGTATGGATTCCCAGCGACGCAGTTCTTGATGAGGCCGTTGTCTCCATACACAAAGACATAAGGGTGGAGTACGCACACGCCACCAGCAACTTCAATGACATCGCCAGTTGGGTTTGAGCCAGCAGTGTCAGTAAGTGGGGACAAAGTTGTGCCGTTGATGTTCCCAGCCAAGACTGGAGTGGCGACTGTTTGGTCAATCTGCGCCAAGTTTTGACCGGGGTGCGCAAGCAACAATTGGTTGCCAGAACCTTGCGAATCAAAAGTCGAATCAAACTGCCACAAATTCAAATCGCTGGCTGTAAAGCCATCATCAATCGTTGCAACATTGATTGAAAAGCCGCTACCAGTTCCGCCAATGCTTGCGGCGGTAGCGCTCAAAGTGTCTCCAACCACATAGCCATTACCAGCCGTTGTGAGCGTCACCGTGGTCACGGTATTGCCAGACACAACAATAGTTGCCTTTGCGCCAGAGCCAGAGCCACCAGTCAAGGTCACGCCTGTATATGTGCCGTTGGTGTAGAGCGTGCCGCCAACCAATGTGTTGAGTGTTAAAACAAGACCTGTGAAGGTAAATTCATTTACGCCAGCGCCAATACCAAGGTTGTTGATGTTGACGACCTCAAGACCTTCGCTATATCCGTTGAAAACCGAGTTGACTCCGTCCACTGAGTTTACATAGATGCCGCGAGAGTATCCGTTTGCGTTGCTGACGATTGCGCGATACCCACCAACTTTCCTTGGGCGACCGCGTTGGAAACGAACCCAACGAGCGTCCGTGTAAAAGTTCATGTCAAAGATTGTTCCGTCGCGCTGGACTCCCGGCAACGTGTCAATGGTGAAAACCTTTTTAACCATCAGTAAGTCCCGCCAGCAATTCCACCAGTGAAATTACCAGCGCCAACAATTGACAATCCAGTAGCGGAGAGCGTTGACCTCAGCACCCCAAGGATTGAAATGTTGAACTCACCAGCGGCGGCATGATAAATACCTGTCGTAGCTTCTGAAGAAAAATTCAACGAAGGGTTACTGGCTGAACCATTGTTCAAACTGATAGTCGAAGTACCAGCCAAAATTGTGTTGGCGTTGTACAAGTTCACAGAGTCGCAAACCAACGTGGCTTGACTGCCTGCGGTCAAAATCGCCGTAGAGCCAGAGCCTGTTGTGATTGTGACTGTGTAAGCACCAGTCGTCTCATTCAGAATGTAGTAAACCTGCACAGTCGCAGGAACAACGATTGTGACGTTGCCAGTCAATGTGCCTGTGTATTTCTGAATGACGTTTGACGACTCAGAGGCAGTCAAGGTGTACGAGCCAGATGTAACCGCCTTACTCAATTGAGTAAATGCAAACTGCGTGTTCCGACCCAAGCCAACGGTGTAGAAAGTTGAACCACTACAGACAATGATGCAAGAGTCAGCAGGTTGGAGAACGATTGAAGTGGAGCCGTTTATGGTGTTTCCGCCACTGCAATCCACAGTCAAAGCGCCAGTCCCGTTGTTGCGCACAAACATGAACCAATTGTCGCCAAGCGTAGATGCCAGCGTCATCGTCAAAGTGCCAGCGCCGCCAGTCCACACATAAGTGTTTGAGCGGTCTGTTGCCAAGGCCGTGTAGCTGGATGAGAACGTCGTAACTGGTTGGCTCTGATTGAGCGTCTGACCAATTGCCAACAAACCATATCCCGCCAACGTAGCGGCATCCGCGCCAGAAGAGCCAATGCCGTAGGCAATGATTCCCCATGTTCCCGCAGTGGTAGCGTTGGTGGTGATATAGATGTACTGAGCCTCACCTGCGGCGACCGTCACAATGGTGTTTGCGCCAGTGAAGTCCTTGACTGTCAGGGCAACAGAGCCGACGTTGCGAATCAAGGCGTCTTGACCGACCGAGGCTTGGTTTGCAGGTGGCATCCACAACTCATTTGCAGTGGAAGCGGTAGACACCTCCATGATTCGAGCGGCGGCGTCATCGGCGGTTGTGCCATTGATGGGCCAAGTCAACTGTAAGTCAGTTGTCAGTGTGATTCGGCTGTAAGAGACGTCCGTCGGTTGAATGACGTTTCCTGTGAAGGGGCTGTTGTAACTCATGTTCAGGTATCCAATACAGTTGCTTGGCGGTCACCGATACGCTGTACATCCTCAGACTTCAATGTCTGAATGATGAGGTCATAGTTCTGTTGCCACATAGGCATACGTTCGTCGTTCTTGACATACGGCATAGCCTGCAACAAAGACCCATACAGCAAAGCCTGTGGGGCGTAGGTGGTAAACCAATTGGTTTGGTTGGTGGAATCAAGTGGTTGAAGTCGCTCGTAATACAAAACCTCAAACTCATACGCCGCCGCAGGGGATGGGGCTACCAACCAATGCGTGTAGTCGTAGTCGCCGTAATAGGCAGGTACACCAGTCGTGTCAGCGTCAGGTGTGTAGTTGCGCAGGTACTCGTACTTACGAAGCAACACGGGCTGTTTTGAGCCGTCCACAGTGATGTTCATGGACACCGTCTTGTGCCAACGAGCGGGCTTGTCAAGAATGGGCTGACCAATCGTCATGGTCGAAGTCTGAACCGTCAGGTTCCCAAGGAACTTGATTTGGCTGGCAATGATTTGCTCTGCCAACATGATGAAAAGCGGAATCTTGGCGAGAGTATCCGCATCAGTACGGTCTAGGTAAGACTGGATGTTTTCGACCAAAGAGTCGTAAGTCATTACCGATGCGGTTGCCATATTTACCCCACGTTTCGTTCAAAATGTGGACAATCCACCAGTGATTTAAAGTTCCCACCCCAACGGTTTTTGGGGTGCAAAGTTTCCCAATAAGCACCCAATGGCGCAAGGATGCCCTTGTCCCAGATTATCTGCCCATCCTTGAAGAAATTCAAGTCAATGGCACACCTCTTGAGATGGATAGAGTTTAACGTCTTGGAGCGGCCTGTGTTGACGTAAATGGCCTGCTGTTCAGGTGTACGAGCCAACTCGCCACCAGTGACCACAAAGCCCTGCTCTGTGGCGTATTGGATGAGTTTGCAGGCATCCAATAGGAATGCCGCTTGTTCTTGGCTCAGGCTCATTCCTTGACCCCTTTCAGCATCCCAACAATCTTCTCAGCGGAACGACCTCCAAAATACGCGGTCATCACCAACATACCCCATTGGCCCAACAAATTGACGTAGGATTCGGCAATCCGAAAACCGTAGCCGTCGGCAATTGCGAACAGCAGGTAGGCCGTCAGGATGTACACCAGCGTGCCGGGTCGGATGTTCTTGGACAACCACGAGTCGGAGACCATGTCTGCTTCCCAACGGCGGCTGACATTGCTCTCTTCAGCGGCCTGCGCGGCAAGGATGGCTTTGAGTTCCTCCTGCTCAAGACGAGCCTTCTCAATACCCAACTCAAGCAAACGCTCTTCGTGGTCGTACTGCGCTTGGCGCAACTTGGCGACATCTTCAGGTGTTGGGTTGTCGGGAATTTTCACGCCAAGCGTTTGCTCGACGACTTCTTTTCCCTTTGCTTGGATAGCAGAAGACAAAAGACCCAAGCCATTTGAGGCAAGGGTCGTAAGTAGGGAGGCGACTATTGGAATCATTTTTTCACCATCTTTTCGCGTTCCTCAAGCAATTGGACTTTCACCTGAAGTTGGTGGATGTCTTTGTAAATCTCTTCTTTCATCAAGTGCCGACGCTCGGCTGAAATTGGAGAATCAGTGGGGACGCCCTCTTTTGTAATTAAGGCAGGCATGGAGCCTTCAATTTTTGTCAATCGAGTGGAGAAGTCGTTGACTTGGCCTAAGAGCCAAGCGAGTGATGCAACGATGATTGGAATTACCGCCTTGAGTACATCAGCCCAATTCATATTAAATCCCCAGCATTTTTTTGACAAACTCCGCCGCAACGCCCGGCCCAAGCAACACCACCGCAAGGAGTACATACAAGAGGTACTCAATCTTTGTCATGCGCTTTGAGCCGTCGTCAAAACGGGCCTGAATACCTTCGTAACGCTGTGCGCAGACCGCCTCATGGACGCTCAATCGCTTGTCAGTGTCAGTGGCAAGTTCGTGAACAGCCTCCATTATTCAGTCGCCTTCCCCAGAGCAGACTCAACTTCCTCAATAGCTTTAGCTTGAGGAGCGCCCTGTTGAATAATTTCGGCAATCAGCATACTGACCTGCTCGTAAGGTTGCCTGCCAAGGATGGCAAGCAGTGCGTTGACTTGGTCAATCGAAAGTTGAAGGTTAATCATGTTTATTCCTTTATGCGGTTCTTGTCATAACAACATAACCGTTTTGACCATTGACTGTGTTTGTGGTTCCCCAAAGAGCGGATGACACAAAAGTTACGCCGGGGGCTGAAAAATAACTAGAGCCGCCAGCGCTTGAGTAATTGTTGCCTTGACCACCGCCGCCACCGTTATAGCCGCCACCAGCGCCGCCAGCATGGTTTCCAGAGCCACCAGCACCCCCAAAGCCTGAAGGTGTATTGCCGTAATAACCATAACCGCCAACTGCACCACTATTTTGCGCAATGTAGGTAGCGGCAATAGCGCTACCCGTATAGGTGAAGTTGGTTGCGTTTGAGTACAAACCAGCCGCAGGAGGGGCGGAGCCGGGGCTATTGCCTGAGTATCCATTGCCATTGCCACCGTTGCCGCCAGTTCCTGAAGTCTCTCCACCTTCTGGGTTACTTGCCGTACTTGTCAAACTTGCATTTGTGCAAGCCGCGCCTGTTTTGGCGTATGCGCCGCCAGCACTGCCGCCAGCAATACAAATAATGTCAGCATTTGAAAGTGACGTAAATAATCCGTTTTTAAGAACAAATGTTCCGCCACCTCCGCCGCCGTTGTATGGTTCACTAGAGCCACTGCCGGGCGCTTGACCCACAATAATTTGTAGAACGTCACCTGCACTTAATGCAGTTGTCACTGTTATGCGTGCGGCTTGCCCAGCAGTCCAAGACGTATTACTTGTAGGAACTCCTCCAACAGCACCATAAACCTCAAACTGATAAGTTCCACTTTCAGGAATGGTAAATTGCTGATAACCATTTCCTCTAGTTACAGCAAGTTTTGAGGCTGAAATTAGGGCGGGCCAATAGCCTCCAACACCGGTGTAATAGCTTGACAGTGTTGCATAGGTTGGGCCTGTACGACCAAAAGTATTTGCCGAATCAAAGGTTACAGACGCACCAATTGGAAACAGCGAAACATTGCCGGGGATAGGCCACAAACCCTGCTTCTGATAAGCGGCGGCTTGACTCATTGTCCAAAGACCTTGAGCCGTACTATCCTGATAAGGGCCACTCGGCGTTGGCGGCGTCTTGGTTATAAACCCGCCGGGGTATTGTTCAGACATTTTCCACCTCTACCCATGATGTGGTTGGTTCATCCCAACGATATGCTTTACCGTCTTTTGGATATGGAATTGGAGGCTCATGCAGACAAGTGTCGTCATTAAAAACCCAAGAGGCGGGGCCGCCGTTTTCAATCCACTCTGTTTTTCTTTGCGTTTTCTTTTGCTCAACTTGCTCTGGAGTCATGGCAATAACATTGTGGACATCGGTATAAGAGTCGCCAACTAACTTGTACTCACAACTACCGTATGTTTCGTATGGGCCAATTGATGGAGGCTCAACACGAATAAATTTTGCAAAACCCTCTGGCAAATTGTTTGTATCTACATCAGGGAATGCTTCGCGGAAATTGTCAGCAAAAATTGGATGCTCAAAAGGTTGACCATCTTTGATGCGAATAAAAAGTTCCATTTATAAATCTCCTGTGTTTGTTGATGGGAAAGCGCGGGTGTTGCCGGGCCAAATAATGCGGACAGCGCCTACACCGCCCTGTCCGTTACCGCCACCATAATGCGAACCAGCGGCTCCACCGCCATAAGCGCCGCCGTTACCTGAAGGGTTGCGTGATTGTCCATTTGCTCCACCAGAGCCGCCACCACCACCTTGACTGCTTGTTGTGCCAGCGGCTCCATTTGAACCTTGACCCAGAAGGCCAACACCTCCGCCTCCGCCAGTGATAGTGTAATCACTGCTTGTGTAACCACCGCCACCGCCACCACCAGAGCCAGCAGTTGGTAGCTGACCAGAGCCAGCATATCCACCACCTTGACCGCCATTACCAGCATATCCTCCAGCACCGCCGCCACAACCAGTGTTGCCATAGGTAGTGGAGCCGCCTCCGTTACCGCCGCCATCACCAGTGTAAGTTCCGCCAGAGTCAGAACCAAACGTGCCTGCGCCGCCCCTGACAACAGATGTACTGACAAAATAACTATTGCTCCCCGAGGATGAGGTGGAGCCTCCAGCGCCAACAACAACAGTGTAAGAAGTGCCGGGGGTAACGCTATAGTTGTTTTTGTAACCAAGACCACCGCCTCCGCCAGAAGCAGAAGAGCCTGACGCTCCGCCTCCGCCGCCTCCGACGCAAACAACTGAGACATTAGTCACACCAGTGGGAGCAACCCAAGAGTATGTGCCAGCGGTTGTGTAAGCAACCTGCCCCGTAACAATTTGCGGAGTCACGCTGTTACTTGCCACACTTGCGGGGCCAGTTCCTGATGCGTTTGTTGCGGTTACGGTGAATGTGTATGCGGTTCCATTGGTCAATCCACTTACCACAATGGAGGTAGACGAACTTGTCCCTGTAAAACCACCGGGGCTTGATGTCGCCGTATACGACGTGATTACAGCAGGGTAACCAAGATTTGATGGGGCAGTAACAACTATCGTTGCGGACGCGTCTGCGCCCGTTGCTGTTGGACTGGTTGGCGCACCGGGAACGGCAGGCCAAATACTCAATCCAACTGCTTGCAATTGCTGTCTTGATGTCCAAAGACCAGAAAAATTAGGCATTACAGGTCTCCTGTGTTTGTGCTTGGGAAAGAGCGACTTGTGCCGGGCCAAATGATGCGAACTGCGCCAACACCGCCTTGACCACCACCGTTGTTTGTTCCGCCTGAATACCCAGCACCACCGCCATAATTTCCACCCGTCGGGGTAACAGTTCCAGCGCTACCTCCCCAAGCAGTACCATTTGTACCACCTGAGCCACCTTGAGCGTTTGATGTGCCACTTGTCCCCTGACCTAAAAGTCCAACGCCGCCGCCGCCATAATAATTTATGCCGCCAGCCGCACCTCCGCCAGAACCTGAGTAAGACGTTGAATTGGCTGAACCGCGACCACCATCTCCTGCGTAGCCGCCAGCGCCGCTTCCACCAGAGTAGCCAGATGGCGTGTATCCACCACCATTACCGCCGCCGTCGCCAACATACGAACCTCCAGCCGCTCCACCACTAGCATTTGGGCCACCAGCGCCGCCGCCACCTTTGACGACTGCGGTGCTTACAAAGTAAGAGTCACCGCCAGCAGTTCCAGCAATGTTGCCATTGAAGTTAGGGTCTGTTGTTCCGACTGCACCAACAACAACAGTGTAAGAAGACCCGGGCGTAACGCTATAAGCATTCTTGTAGCCAAGGCCACCACCTCCTCCAGCATTACCGTAGTAAGGACAGCAACCGCCACCGCCACCAACTGCAACGACAGAAACAGAAGTAACCCCAGCAGGGGCAACCCATGAATATGTTCCAGCCGTTGTGTAAGCCTGTTGACCTTGAACGGCAATTGTTGCGCTGTTGGAAGCCGCGCTAAATGGGCCGCTTCCATAAGCGTTTGTGGCAAAAACACGCGCCGTGTATGTATTACCTATAGTCAACCCGCTGATTGATATTGGAGAAGATGACCCAGTGGTTGCAAATGTTGCGCCACTAGATGTGTCAGTCGCAACTGCTGTATAACCAGAAATTGCTCCCCCTCCAGTGTTGGCTGGGGCGCTAAAAGACACCGCCCCACCGACAGTAAGCGTGCCAATAGTAGGCGCATCTGGAACCTTCAATGGAAAGTATGAGGCCGTTAAAACCCCCGCTTGATAGCGCATCGACATAAGCGACTCCTATCAGGTGATTGCTTCGTAAGATGCTGTCAATTCAAGTGCGCTACCAGTACCAACAGTCACCACAATAGATTGAGACTCGCCGCAATAAAATGCAGTTGTCTTGTCCACAATGATGAGTGATGCGTTGGCTGGAACACTGATTTGGTAAGCAATGCGATAAGCCGTACCGCCACCAGCAGTTGCGCTGTTGATTGATACAGTCACAGCAACGGCAGTTCCTGTTACGTTTGAAGCAACAATGTTGTCAATTTTGTTGACCGTGCCAGAAGCAGGAGTCAATGCCGTCCATACGGTAGCGCCTGTGGTGCTGGGAATTAAGTAAGACGTGTTGCCGTAAATCGACGTTACGTTTACGATATTTGGGTTTGCCATGATTGCTCCTTAGAATCCGAAAATCATCGCCATCGCGATGGACTTACCTGTTGATACACCAGTAGACGCCTGAAAAGTAGGGGCGGCTCCTGAACCGTTTGATGTCAAGATATAACCAGCCGTACCAGCCGCAGTTGTTGCCAATGCGGTGGTCGTTGACGCATAAGTAACGCCGTATTGAGTAAAAGCGCCAGATTGACCAGTTCCGCCTGCCGTGTTTGGCAATGTACCAGTGGTAAGCGCACTTGTTGATGAAGCGTAAACAGCGCCACCAGAAGTAAATGTAGTCAACCCAGTGCCGCCGTTTGCCGTAGGCAGTGCAGTCCCAGAAAGAGACACAGCAAGCGTACCGCTAGAGGTGATTGGGGAGCCAGAGATTGACAAGAACGTCGGAACGGTCATTGCCACGGAAGAGACCGTGCCTGTCGTTCCTGCTTCGGATGCCAACAAAAACACCGTGCCAGTATTGTCTTTGGCGTAGAGTTTTTTGTCGGTAATGTTGATTGCCAACTCGCCATTGACTAGATTGCCAGAAGTTGGCACAGCCGCCGCTGTAGTGCTGTAGTACAGCGAAATCGGGGTGTAATTAGTTGCCGCCATTAGAAGGTTCCTCCTGAGATACCGCCAGTTGTGCCTGTTCCAACAGTCAGCACGCTTGTCGATGAATTATAAGAAAGGTTTGCAGATTGAGCCAGTGCGCTGGTGCTTGAAGCAAACAGCAACCCACCTGCCGTAAATGACGACAAGTTGGTTCCGCCATTGGCGGTTGGCAAAACTCCAGAAACGCCTGTAGTCAAAGGAAGGCTGGCTCCCTGAGACAAGTCGTAGGTGTCGCCAATTTGAATCTCTTCAATCGTGACACCAGCAATTACGAGTGGGTATCGTGCCGTCATTTTCTATTCCTCAATATAAAGCCACATTGACTGTGGTCACGCCATCATGTAACAAAACAGGCAGGTAGCCGCTTGCAACCGAAATATCCACTGATGTTGCATCATGCAACACAATTGGCAAATAAGTTGGGTTCAACTGCCACGCGGGAGCAGTCCCAGTCGACTTCAAAACTTGACCAGAAGTGCCAATGCCCAACTTTGTCAATGTTGTTGAGTTCGTGGCATACAGCAAATCACCTGTTGTGTATGACGACTGACCAGTGCCACCCAAAGTGGCGGGGACTGTCGTCAGGGAAATGTTTGTGCCAGTAATGTTGATTGGTGATGTAGCTGTGTACACCGCCGACGCGCTAATCTGGGCAAAAGTAATGCTTGTCTGACCAAAGAAAATTGCGCCCGTGGTTGAGACCGCGTAAGTCTCGCCAGCGCCAGTAGCGCCTGCTTGAACGAAGAACGCATCACCGCCGCCAAGTGAGGTTGAACTGTATGGCGAATATGTGTTTGCGTCAGTTGCGCGAGTCAGAACCCAATTGGTTGAGCCGCTACCAACTGTGGTTACCGTGTACACGCCGTTTTGCAGTGCGCTGGTTTGGTTGTAAATCAACACACGCATACCGACGGTAGTTAGAACTCCGTCGATGGTCAAAGCCACTTGCGTGCCTGCGTTTGTCAATGTTGCGCCAACGCCAGCATTGATGACCGACGCAATGGATAATCCAGTCCCGTTTGTCAGCCCTGTAATGGCTGTTCCGCCATAGGTCAAAGATAGCTGAACCGTACTTCCAGAGACCGATACCACCCAATATTGAGTGCCAGAAGTCAGACCGTTGGCGGTTGCTGTCGTGACCTGAGAGTCAACTGCTGGAGCGCCGCTGGCAAAAGTGATGTCAGTGCCATTGGCAATTGTGGTGATGGTCGTGCTTGTACCTCCGCCTGCGTAAGTCGCAGTCAGGTTGCCAGTAGTGTTTGGAGACTCAAGATAAACAGGCGTGTGATAGTGCAGGCCAGTTGCCGCCACGGTGTCCACATACTGCTTGGTTGCCAATTGCAAATTGAGCGTTGGGTCTTGAGTCACAGTGACAGAAGTCAACCCAGCCAAAGACGTTGCAGTTGCGCCCAATGCAACATTGGTTGTGCCGACAGTCACTGAACTGTTTGTCAACGATGAGTTGCCAATATTGGTCAGTGTGTTTGACGAGCCGCTGATTGTTTTGTTGGTCAGCGTTTGAGTCGCAGTGTTTGTTGTAACGATGTCTGACGCCACGGCGGCGGCAGTCATGTTGTAAGTTCCACCAGAGATTGTCTTGCCAGTCAAAATCATTGTTGATGGCAAAGACAAAACAGGAGTTTGACCGCCAGTCGAAGTGATTTCGTTGGCTGTTCCAGAGACGGAAGTCACCGCGCCAATATCCGTTGGGGAGATTGAGATGTTTGCGGCGGCAGTTAATTGGCCTTGGGCATTGACGGTGTAGCTTGGCACTTGCGACGATGAGCCGTAAGAGCCAGCAGTCACGCCAGTGTCGGAAATTGAAATAGTGCCTGTCGAGGTGATAGGCCCGCCACTCAATCCTGTGCCTGTCGCAACAGAAGTCACACCAGAGCCAGCGGCAATTGTTTGCCAACTTCCGTTGATATAGCCTTCAAAAAGTTGGAATGTGGTGCTGTATCGCAACATCCCGTTTGATGGGGTTGCGGGGCGGTTGATTGTCTCTCCAGCAGGGAGCAACACGTTTGATGTGCCGGGGAACTGCGGGTTTGCGGCAATTGAAATTTGAGGAGTTGTTGAAGAGTTCGCAACCGTGATTTGGTTGGATGTGCCGCTCACAGAAGTGACCGTGCCATCGCCTTGACCAAAGTTGTACCAGTTACCGCTTTGGTAGCCTTCAAAACGAGCCGTAGAGGTGTTATAGCGGAATTGACCGCCATAGCCAACGGGTTGTTGGCCTGTTGTGCCAGTTGGCACAGCCATCGCCCCAGTGCCGGGCAACACCGCGTTGTCGGCGATTGAAATCGTTGGGTTACCAGACTGACCGTCGCCATTCGCAAGGGTAATTTGGTTCGATGTGCCAGTAATTGTGCGAGGGCTAAGACCAGTTCCGCCTATCACTGCCACCATGCCAGAGCCACTCAAGTTGGCAAGCGATGCAGGCAAACCGCTCAATGCCACCGTTGGATTACCAGAAACGCCATCTCCGTCGGTAATGGACAAGCCAGCACCAGAAGATGCCACGGAACGACCTGTGATGGCTGTAGAGGAGGTTTTAACCTGAATCCCAGTGCCAGAGTTCACCAAGGACAACAAAGCGCCTGTGGTGCTGATATTGAAGAGTCCT